GCCTGGAGAATCATCGTAATTAGATTCACTATGAGCGTCTAACCTCTTTGTTAGACATTTTTTGGAGCTTAACAGCTATGAAGAAAAAACAAGCCCGACGGGCTCGTGCACTTGCACGGTTCTACTATGACGCAGTCAAGGAGACTTCGGACCCTACCTACAAGGCCCGCAAGGATCAGGAACTCGCCTCATTGAAAAAATCTCTCGGCCATGCCTAAAGGTGTTGAATACAACTCGTTGCACATGCGACGAGACCGCACAGATTCCCGACACTTAGACCGATTCCCTTATAACAAAGGCAGCCACCGCCCAGGTAAAACAAGTTTTTACTCGGTAGCGAACAAACCAAATGCCCGGCGCTTCGCCAGTCTCATCAACGACATTGTTTACTACAGGCTCAAGAAATCATGAAACCATCCAAACTCACCTCTGCCCTGAATCTCCTTGTTGAGAACCATCGCCCCTGCATGCTCTGGGGTCCGCCCGGAGTTGGTAAATCTGACCTGGTGGCTCAACTGGCCAAACACCTCAAGCGTGAACTCAAGGATGTGCGTCTTGCGCGTATGGACCCGACAGACATAAAGGGTTTCCCGCGTGTGTCCAAAGTCGGTACCCGCGAAGTCATGGGCTGGGTGCCGCCGAGCTTCCTGCCCACCAAGGGCAAAGGCATCCTGTTCTTCGATGAAATCAATCTGGCCCCGCCTGCGGTTCAAGCGGCTGCATACCAGCTCGTACTGGACCGGCGCATTGACGAATATGTTTTACCTGATGGCTGGGACATCATCGCTGCCGGCAATCGAACAACTGACCGCTCAGGTGTTCATACCATGTCAGCAGCATTGGCTAACCGGTTCGTGCATCTGGACTACACCACTGACCTTGACGACTGGATCACTTGGGCAATAAAAAACGGTGTCTCCGACATCACTCGTGGATACCTGCGCTACAGGCCTGGCAATCTGGTCACCGAAAAGATCGACCCTGGTATGCGCGCTTTTGCTTCCCCCCGTGCATGGGCGTTTGCTGACCAGATCATCAACAGTGAGCTTGACCCGCATAGCGAGCTAGAAATGATCTCTGGCACTATCGGCGAAGGTATTGCTACCGAGTTCATTGGATTTATCCGTGAGAACTCCAAGCTCCCCAGTCTGGACGCAATCCTGCTGACTCCAGACAAGATCGAGGTACCCAAGTCTCCTTCCACGTGTCACGCTCTTATCTCTAGCTTAGAGGCACACACGACACCAGGTAACTTCGGTCGATTGATGAAATTCATCAAGCGCATGAGCAAGGAGTTTGAAGTGGTATTTGTAACCAGTGTAGTTAAACAAGATGCCGATATCTGCGCCACAAAAGACTTCATCGACTGGTCCCGAGAGAACCGAAGCGTCCTTATCGGATAGTTGGATAAAACCGGGAGACCTGTTCCTTACACAGTTGTATGCGTATAGACGAAAGTATATGACCGACCCGATTGGTTACTTCGACAACGTTAGAGATAACTATCGGATTCATTACACAGCAGCCATACATAAAGGCTATCCACGTTCAGTTGAGCGTATGGAGTTCATCGTCAATGAGACGATTAAAGAAAGGATGTTGAGATCATGAGCCTTCAAACCCAAGCAATGCTTGTCACCCTGTCCGTGTCCTGCTGGACCGGGCGTGTACAAGATAAGAAAGTCTCTGCCGAAGTAGAGCAGTCCCATGGTGCTATTGACGCAGGGCGTTACAACAAACTCCTGGTGGACAAGCACCACATGGACCCGCTGGTACAGTTCGCCGGGAAGGTGCGGCAGTATCACTACAAAATGACGCTGCCCTGGATGGATAACGGCGCACGTCTTCTGCCCAGCGCTCTGTTCATGGAGTACAGCGCTGAGATACGCAGCCTGACCTCTCAGTATGAGCAGATTGTTGACAAGTTCATTGCCATGTACGACCCCACTCTGATACAGGCCGCCCGTCAGCGCCTGGGCACAATGTACGATCCTGATGACTACCCACCAGGCACTGACCTGCGTGACAAGTTCTGCATCACGACCGACATTATCCCAGTGCCTGACGGGCAGGATTTTCGAGTCGATGTTGGGGATGCAGAACGTACCCGCATCAGCCGTCAAATATCTGAAGCAGTGGGCGCTCGGCAAAAGCAAGCCGAAATGGACGCCTGGGAACGCTGCCGTAGTGTCGTCACTACGATCCAGACCAGACTTTCAGCCCCAAAGCCCATCATACGAGAGTCTCTTATTGATAACGCCTCTGAACTCGTGCGTCTTCTACCTGGTCTGAACGTCAGTGGGAATCCGAAGTTGCAGGAGGTATGCGATGCCATTGCGCTCAGGCTCATCGTGAACCCCGACGTACTGCGGAACTCATCCACTGCACGCAAACGCGCGGCGGATGCAGCTACGACGATCCTGGAAATGATGCCGTGAAAGCACGATTCGAAGCTCTATCACAGAGCGACCAGCAGAAGATTCTCGACAAGCATCGGTACTATGAGGTCAGCGATTTCGACTGGTACGACTGTATTTATGACGACTTCAAGGAGAGCATGAAGGTCGTGGGTATCCAGGTCGATGAGATTTATTTCTCGGGATTTGCATCCCAGGGCGATGGTGCCATGTTCGAGGGACGGGTAGATGACTGGCCAAAGTTCTTGGCAAGTATCAGTGCGCCTGAATGCTTCAACCACGAGGACATTTACGATAGTTTGTCATTCAGTGTGAAGCATCGCGGTCACTACTACCACCGCAATAGCACATCGTATTCATCTGACGCGGACCTTACTAATGGCTACAGCGAAGGCACCATTCGCTGGCATGCCATAGAAGCGCTGATCGAAGAATGCGAGCAGCAACTCGATGCACTGTGGGACTCATGTGAAGAAGCTTTTAAAGATCACATGAATGACCTCTACAAGAACCTTGAGAAGGAGCACGACTATCTGACGTCTGACGAGTATGTGCTCGAACGACTTATCGAAACCGACCAACTGGAGGAAGAACTTGATGAACTTGACGAAAGCGCAAAGGCAGAGCTTGAAAAAGATATGGCTGAGGTATGAAACTCCTCGCCCTCCATACCTGCAATTCCGCCGCTCAGTCCGGTGGGGATGGGGCTGCGTTATGGTCCCTTTCGCAAATATGTGGCTGGGCGTTGAACCTGATGGATACACACACTCATGAACACCAAAGCACATGATCAACTTATCCATGCACGCACCTCGCTGCTGCTGGATCATTTCTTCTTTGGCCGTCTGGCCTTGTACCTGGAGTTCGTGGAAGAGCCCGAGTGCAAGACCCTGGCGGTAGACGGGAAGCACATCTTCTACAACCCTGACTTTGTACTCACGCTATCCCGTGAGTTGACCAAGTCAGCCATCGTGCACGAAGTTCTGCACTGTGTGTTCCAGCACATGAGTCGCCGTGGTACGAGGAACTCACGTAAGTGGAATATGGCTGGGGATTATGCGATCAATGACATCATCAAGAACGTTGAAGTCCCCAAACTCCCGCTCGACAAGGGCTGGCTACACAGCCCTGCATACGCAGGTATGAGCGCTGAGCACATCTACGACCTGCTGCCTGATGGTGACGATGGCGGTTCTGGGCCCCAGGATGAGGTACGCGACGCACCTGCTGAAGAAGGTAAGGCTGATGTCGGCATGGATTGGCAAATCGCCGTCAGCCAAGCTGCCCAAGCATGCAAAAACAAGGGTGAAATGCCCAAGGGACTGGAGCGGATCATTGGTAGCCTCACTGCTCCTGCAGTGCCGTGGCGTGAAGTGCTGCAGCGCTTCATCACCCAGATTACCAGGGACGACTACACCTGGAGCCGGCCTAACAAGAAGTTCCTGGAGGCCGGCTGGTTTCTGCCCACGCTGTATTCCGAGTCCATGGGTGAGATCGCTGTGGTCATCGACACCTCGGGGTCCATTGACCAGCCTACGCTCGATGCGTTTGGAGCGGAGATTGAAGCCATCGTAGCCCAGACCCGCCCAACTAATGTCGTCGTGATTTACTGCGACGCAGCGGTGAAACACGTGGATGAGTTCAAGCCCGATGATGCACTGAAATTCATAGCCCACGGGGGAGGGGGCACGAACTTCATCCCGGCTTTCACATTCATCGCGACCCGGCCCACACCACCTGTGTGCCTGGTGTATTTGACGGATATGTATGGCACGTTCCCGAACAAGGAGCCTGAGTACCCTGTGCTCTGGTGTGCTACCTCGGACGTTGTTGGGCCGTTTGGTGAAACTTTAAGAATCGAGGTTTGAAATGGGCTACCGCAGTACCGGCGCGTTTCGTGCCACAGGCAAGACCGACGACTTGTTCGCGGTCATCGCACAATTACGGCTGACATACCCAGATCAGGGAGCCTTGAAGGAGGCACTCAACGACTGTGTTCTAGTTGATGGTGTATTCGGGTTTGATATAGCCAATTGGAAATGGTACTCCTCATATTCATCGATACAAACACTCGAACACATCATGCATGAATTTCGCTCCAACGAAGAAAATTTTGATACTTGTTTTGTACGCATTGGAGAAGACGACACTGATGTAGAGGTGATTTACACCGGCGATGGCTGTGACCTGGTACGTCTTGTTCGCACTTACGAAGCTGAACCGCTAGATCCAGAAAACAACCTTCTAAGCTCTACAATCGAGAAAACAAGGAGTACCGATGATCAAGAGCTGGTCCCACTCGAAGCTGGGTGATTTTGAAAAGTGCAAGCACCTCGCCTGGCTCAAGCACGACAAACGTGTCCCAGAGCCTGAGCGCCCACTACCCCCCGGCAAGACCGAGCATGCCAACGACCGTGGTTCCCGTATCCACGATGCGTTGGAGCTGTATGTTTCAGGGCGTAGCGATAACCTGCCGTTCGAGGCCGAGAAGCACTTCGGGATTCATACCGACATGCTGCGCGTATTCCACGATGAAGGTATGGTGTCCCTTGAGGGCGAGTGGGGCATGAGCGAAGACTGGGAGGTAGCTGACTGGCATACTGCCTGGCTACGGCTTAAGCTCGACGTGTGCGTTCACATTGATCCAACGCATGCAGTGGTGATCGACTACAAGACTGGAAAGAAATTTGGGAACGAAGTGAAGCATGGCGAACAGCTTCAGCTCTACCAACTGGTCACTCTGCTCCGATATCCTATGCTCGAACGTGTCACTGCTGAGCTGTGGTACATCGACACCGGCGATGTAACGTCAACGACGTTTACCCGAGCACAGGGTCTGCGCTTCCGTCCTGGGTTCGATAAACGTGGTACGGCTCTAACTGCTTGCATCGATTTTCCGACGAATGCGAACCGCTGGAGTTGTAGATGGTGTCCATATAAAAACACTGAGCACTGTGAAGATGGGGTAAGTTTTTAGGCGGTAAATAAAAGCCTTCGGGGACGAGTAGGTACGTCAAAAGTTTTCGAAGGGGAATGCGGTCCGCCTCTAAGTTGATTTGCTGCATTCCACCTGCTACCTTGCGCCAGCCAAGGAACGTATGCGCTGGCACCTTTAACTCCACAGGAATTATGAAGCCTTATAAACATCAACTGAGGTCACTTGATCATGCACGCAAAACAAGTATCGTGTTCGATTGTTCTGATCCTGGCACTGGGAAAACCGCTGTTCGCATTTGGGCCTTTGAGAAACGACGTAAGGCCGGTGGCGGTGCTGCCCTCGTACTCGCCCCCAAGTCGCTACTGCGCTCTGTGTGGGCGAACGACACACGCCGGTTTGCTCCGGGCCTTAAAACGGCGATCTCGGTCGCAGGCAAACATGAGTCGGTGTTTGCTTCTGCCGCAGACATCTACATCACCAATCACGACGCAGTGAAGTGGCTGGCCAAGCAGAAGGCAGCGTTCTTCAAGAAGTTCTCCGAGCTGATCGTCGATGAATCGACTAGCTATAAACATCATAGCAGCCAACGTAGCAAGGCCGTGCTCCGCATAGCCAAGCACTTCAAATACCGTACTTGCATGACTGGCACACCAAACGGCAACACCATCACCGACGTGTGGCACCAGGTAGCCATCCTTGACGATGGCAAGCGGCTCGGTGGCAGCTTCTTCAAGTTCCGTGACAGCACCTGCCATGCCATACAACAGGGCCGCAATGCGAACGCTGTGCGCTGGATTGACAAGCCTGGTGCTGAGGAAGCTGTGTTCGGGCTGATAAGCGACATCGTTATTCGACATAAGTTCGAAGACTGTGTGGACATCCCACCGAATCATAAATACACCATCCCGTTCGAGATGAGCCCTAAGCACCGCAAGGTGTACGACGAGATGCAGCAGCACTCCATGATCGCATTCAAGAAGAGCCTGGTCACTGCAGTGCATGCTGGCGCGCTGGCGAACAAGCTCCTGCAGGTATCGTCGGGTGCGGTGTACGAGTCACCTGAGAAGTATCACCTGGTGGATACCGGGCGCTATGAGATGATCCTCGACCTGATCGAAGAACGTGACCACAGCCTGTGCCTGTACCTCTGGCGGCACCAGTGCGACCTACTGGTTGCTGAAGCGGAGAAGCGAGGACTGATGTTCGCAGTGATCAACGGCGATACACCGCTGGAGGAGCGCTCAGCCATTGAGGCTCGGTATCAGAAAGGTGAGTACCGTGTGCTGTTTGGTCATCCTAAAACCGTCGCACATGGGTTCACCTTCACCAAGGGCACAGCGACGATCTGGGCCAGCCCGACCTATGACCTTGAGCACTTCACCCAGGGCTCCAAGCGTCAGCATCGTATTGGCCAGACCAAGAAGACCGAGACCATCGTAGTGGTGGCTGAGAACACACTGGAACAGGAAGTATGGGAGAAGATGCTGATGAAGGAAGACCGTATGATTAATTTACTCGACTTGTTCGCAACACTATGAGCTGGGACTCCGCCGTTCAAAAAATCCGGTATGAAGCCGAAGCCAACTTCGTTCGTCCAACTATCACTCCATCCGTTGTTGACTGGCCCCGGTTGGTCACGGTTGACTTTGAAACTTTTTACTCTACTGACTACACGCTGAGCAAGTCGTCCACCAGTGAGTACGTCCGTGGCCCACGGTTCAAGGCTCAGCAGGTTGGCATCAAGATCGGTGACAAGCCGACCAAGGTATACAGCCCCAAGACCATGAAGGCAGCGCTGCAGAAGATCAACTGGGCGACGCACAGCTTGCTGTGTCACAACACCCAGTTTGATGGCTTCATTCTGCATCACCACTTCGGCATTCATCCAGCGTTCTATTACGACACCTTATCCATGGCACGTGGGCTGCACAGCAATGAGATCGGTGCCGGCCTGAACGATGTGGCTGAGTACTATGGCAAGGGCAGCAAGATTGAAGGCGCTCTGGAGCAGACCAAAGGCGTGCTCGACTGGCCCAAGGACTTGTTCGACCGCACTGCTGAATACTGCACACAAGACGTGGACCTCACCTATGCCATTTTCAAGGAGATGCACGCGAAGTATCCAGCAGCCGAAATCGACATGATTCACCTGACCATGAAGATGTTTTGTGACCCGGTGTTGAAAGTGGACATTCCCAGGGTACAGATCGAGCTGGCTCGTGAACTGAAGGAGCGCAGGGAGAAGTTCTACGCTGCTGTGAATCCGCGTAGTTGGGATGACCTATCCAAAGAACTGCTCAAAACGAAAGCCGAGCGCGCCCTGGAAGGGGAAGAGCGCGATATGCTGATGATCAAGCGCGTCATTGGGAGCAATGAACGCTTCGCCGATCTGCTGCGTCAGGAAGGCGTAGAACCACCGGTGAAGGTCAGTCCGGCATGGATGAAGAAAGACAAAGTCGGACGTGAAGATGAAACAAACAAGTGGACGTATGCATTCGCCAAGGATGACCTGGACTTCATCAATATCCCGGCAACAGTGGACGAGTGGAGAGGGAACCTCAACCCTGACAAAATAGCTGACATCCCATTGATCGCAGCCAAACAGCAGCGGCTCGAAGACCTCATTGATTGCAGACTGGCGGTGAAGTCCACTACGAATATCACCAGGGCTGAGCGCTTCCTTACTGCAGGTGCGGACGGAATGCCGCTACCAGTAGGGTATGCATACTACCGTGCTCACACCGGACGTTTCGGTGGGAACAACAAGATGAACATGCAGAACCTGAAGCGTCCAGAGTACGACAAGGCCAAGCTGCCTATCCCTGGTACCGGTGAGCTGCGTCAATCCATCCTGGCACCTAAAGGTCATCACCTGGCAGTTCAAGACAGCGGCCAGATTGAAGCCCGCGTGAACGGCTGGCTATGGGGTCAGGATGATCTGCTTAAAGCCTTCAGGGAATCAGACGCTGGCGTAGGCAGCGACGCTTACTGTAACTTCGCCTCTTTGGTCTATGGCAGAGTTATCATGAAAGACGACAAGACAGAGAGGTTCTTGGGGAAGGTATGCGTGCTCGCACTCGGGTACTCCATGGGAGCTGAGAAGTTCCAGCTCACCCTGGCCAAAGGTGCGTTGGGTGGGCCACCGATCCATATGAGTTTGTCTGAGTGCCAACGGATCGTTCAAATGTACCGCCGAGCAAATTACAAAATCACTCAAGGCTGGGATAAGTGCAAGGGCATCATCAATGACATGTTCACGGGCAGAGTCAGTTCGCATAAGTGCATCGGCTGGGAAAAAGGAAAAATCTGGCTACCCAATGGCATGTGTCTGAAATATCCAGACCTGCGTGTCAGTACAAATGCACAAGGCTGGGAAGAATGGTCCTACCAATCTGGGGACATGAGAAAGAAGATATACGGAGGCTTGCTCTGTGAGAACCTGGTACAAGCGCTGGCTCGTATCGTCGTCATGGACCAGATGATGGAGATCAACAAGAAGTACCGCGTCGTGATGACGACACACGACGAGGTCGTAGCAATGCCGAAGATTGCGCAATCCGAGACATGCCTCGAGCACATGTACAAATGCATGACGACTGCACCTACGTGGTGTAGTGACCTGCCCCTCAACGCTGAGGGTGGCAGTGCTGTGAACTACAGCAAATAAGTTTTGGGCGGGTAAGCACGACTGGCCACGATCAGTGCCAGAAAAAAGTTGGATACGGAAATGCTCTGCGCCTTCTTGCCCCAACTGCCCGTCCACCTATCTCTCAATCCAAAGGAACACATTCATGTGGAATATCAACACGTACCTACTGCCCCGAATTCAAAGCTACAGCGACGCACTTAAACATTGGGAACAAGCTCCTCTACCTCCAGCGAATGGTAACTGGCGCGCACTATGTAGGAAGCGGGATACGTCCAAGTTGATTCGCAAAGATATCAACGGTGCTATCTGTCTTCGGTACCATCATACTGATGTAGTGACTTATCACGATGATAAAACCATCACGGTTACATGTTATGACAGCAGCAATACGGTTGCGTTTGCCAACCAACTGTTGCCCTGCGGGGTCAGTGCACACATGTCCAGCGGCATCATGTATGCGGGTGATGTCAATGGGTCTTATTTGCCAGTGGCACATACCGATTTGAAGTTCAACAAAGACGAACATGGC